TTAGAAGCAAAGTTTTTAAGTGTATTTGCTAAAAATGGTGTGGTCAAGTTTGACAGCGAATTTCTTAACTTATTAAATGGCATATAAATAATCCTTAGTTAGTAATATTTATATAGATTATAGGTACATTATGGCAAAGAGTTATAGAGGTTTATACAGACCAACCAATCCAAAGAAATATGTTGGTAATACCCAACAAATAGTGTATAGGTCGTTATTAGAAAGACGGTTCATGCGTTATTGTGATTTAAATACCGATATATTATATTGGGCAAGTGAAGAATTAGCAGTTAGATATTATAGTCCACTAGATAAGAAATATCATAGATATTTTCCAGACTTTATTGTAAAGACGATTAATAATGACAAATACATGATCGAGATAAAACCATCACGACAGGCAGTAAAACCTAAACCACCTAAAAAGAAAACAAAATCGTACATGAGAGAGTCATTTGAATATATCAAGAACCAAGCAAAATGGCAAGCCGCTAAAGCATACTGTGAAGATAAGGGTATGCAATTTAAGATTATTACAGAAAAAGACCTAGGTCAATATTAAGCACTAGCCGTAGCAAGTTTATCATGGTATTTGTCAATGCCTGTGTCTAGAGAACCACTATGTACATCTGTTTGAGTTGCTACTGAACTGTTATCAGTATTGTAATTATTATTTACAATAGTTACAGCACCTTGATTATCATTAGCTAAATCAGGAATAGAAGTTGATGGTGTTCTTACACTTGCGTTTGTATCTAAACCATCTTCACCTAGAGCAGCAGATAAATCTGCTTCTTGACCTAATGATGTTGCACCACTAGATCCTAATTGTAAATCATTCTTAACAATAACATATTTACCAGTTTTTTTATCCATAGCGACTTTTACTTGATCGCCTATTTCTTCAGCAATATGCTCTGCAAAACCTAGACCAAAAACTTCTAAATTTTTTCCGTTTTCTTGATATACACCGTCTTTAAATTTATATTTACCAGCAATAGTTTCAATGCCCATAGCTTCATCAGCGGCTATCTTTTCAGCAAGTTTAGCGTCACCTGTCATATTCTCGGCATCTTTTAATTCTGCTTCAGATGGTTTTATATCAAATTGCATTTTCTTTTTAACAAATTCGGGCAATGGTAATGATTCAATTATACCATTAATTGCTTGTTTAATTTTATTTCCTATACCTAAAAAGAATTCTGATATGGGACTAAACATTTTGTCAACTAATCCTATAATTGTGCTAGGTATTCCTACAACAGCATCTTTTACACCTGTAACTAAATTATTAAATGTATCTGTTACAAAAGTAAAAATCTCATTGAATCTACCTATTGCAAAATCTATATCTTTTTTTATTTCTATTTTAAAATTTTCAAATGCTTCTGTAAAAATATCTGGTATTGTTTCTAAAAAGAATTTTTTTAACGGATCAATTAAATTTTCAAAACCAAATAATTCACCAATACCATTTATCATATCTGTAAATGTTTTTAATATTGCACTTATAAACTTATCACCTATCTCTTGAAAACCTGCAAATAGATTTGTAAATGCACTTTTAACTAATTCTAAATCGCCTGTTATAAAACCCCATAATAAATCTTTTACAAATACCAAACTATTTACAAATGTCATAAATCCTAATTCTAATGTTTCAATTGCAAGTTTTAATGTTTGACCAATAACTAGTAATGCTCCCTTAACTACCATATCTGCAACTTTCATTATTTCATCAAAGACAGGTTGAAGAGTTGTGCCTATTTTTTTAAGAGCATCTAAAGCTGGTGCTAATGCCTTTGCTATATCATCAGCATATCTGTAAACTAAAGTAAAACCTAATATTAATGCACCCAAAGGACCAAATCTACCAAATAATTTTACTAGAAGACCGCCTTTACCTAGAAATGCTAATATAGGCGCAAATATCTTTTTAAAAAATCCTGCACCTGGTATTGCACCTAAAAAACCAAACATACCACCTGTTTTTTGGTCTGCGTCTTGTGGGTTTGTATCATTACCACTACCACCCACATCACTTACATTACCCATGTTTTCTTTATCTAATTCAGTTTGATCTTCTTTTGCTCTTCTATCTTGTAGTTTGTCAAGGTCAAATATATCTTTCATTGTATTCACAACTTCACCTATACCTCTTAAAGTCTTAACTTGTATGTCTCTAATTTGTTCAAGTATTTGCATAGAGCTATCTGAGTTCTCTGCCAATACAGCACTACCAGAGGCAGCTACTAATGCACTACCAACAACTTTTTGTTGTTCTTCTACAACTGCTAGAGCAGTACCTATATTTTTGTCTTCTTCAGCCATTTTTATCTATATACTTTATTAATCTTTAGATTTTACTTTTGATGGTTTGCCATTTACATATATTGCAAACCAACCAGCACCAGCACCAACAACTACTGAAACTAAACCTGCTTGTGCGTTATTAGGAGCTTCTAATGCCATAAACCAGGTGATGACTTCCATAAATGCATATGCATAAGCAATCATCATAAGTCTTGGTACTAATCTCCAGTTTGATATTAATTCAGGTACTTCTACCTCGATAAAATGCCACAATTGTGAACATCCATATTTAAATCCTGACCAGCCTGCGCCGAACATTGATTTTATTTTTTCTATCATTTTTACCTCTTCTCTCGTTCTCGTTTTTCTTTTTCTTCCTTAATATATGCAATCAACATGTTTACATATATCTCCCTTTCCCACGGTACCATATCATTCAATTCTGTTAATGAATATTTATGATGTTGCATTAACGAAAAATTTACTTGATAATGGTTTTCAAGCGTGTCATGTGATAGGGCTACCCGAAAAAATCGGAAAGACCTGATAATGTAATCTTACTTTTTACCTTTGTTTTAGGGTTTTCAACTTCAATTTCATGCATTAATTTAGGCATAGTCTCATAAAATCTTTGTATTTTTTTAAAAGATTTACTATCTAAACTCTCAACAAATTTATCTAGTTCTTCTCTAGTGTAATCTTTAGCCATATGCACCTTATCACCTTCAAAGATTTGGTATATACCCTCACCAATTATATTAAACAATGCTTTTGTGTTTTGTTTACTATAATCTTTAGTAGGGTCAACTGTAGCTAAAGTAGGGTATTTCATTAACACACCTATTTTCTTATCTTCATCTACCATAATCTTATTATTGTGTTCATCATCTACTTGTACATCTACTGTAGATAAATCTACTTCAACCTCTGCATAATCTTTTTTAGTGTCAGGACATAAAACTTTAAGTTTTGCTATCTCACCTACTGATTTAGACCTAATTTGTAAAAATACATATTCTAAATCAAATGTTGGTAACTCTTCTACATTTAATTGTCCGTATGTACACACACTAACTATATCTTTTAATGCTTGTACAATTTGTTTTTGTTCTTGCGACTCCATTGCTTGTAATAAAATCTTTTCTTCTTTTACAAGAAACGGTCTATACTTTACTTTCACATCACTTGATGGTAATGTCAATTCAAAAGTATTTGTTTCCAATACTGGCAATGCCATAATATTATCTCCTTATTATTAACCAAAAGGTGGAAATAATCTTCCACCCGTAACTCTACCAATTGGTAGACTTCTTTTTGCTGTTTGAAGTACATCTCTTCCTGCTCTTCTTATTTCAGGAGGCAGTTTACTTAATATACCACCAAACAATCCAAAATCTGTGCTTGCTTTTATCGTAGGTTTATCACCTGAAGCTTGACCTATAGTTGCGCCATTCACTTGATCAATTGTTAAATTTTTCCATGTTCTAAAGTTTAATGTTACAGGCACTTCTACAATAGTATTATTACTACCATATGCGTATTCAATAGCACTTATTGTTTGAGGATAAACTTCATACAATCTAACTGCATATGTAACTCTAGCATCATCATCTGCTTTAGCATCAAATTGACCTAGTTGAAAAATATCTATAGAACCAACATAATTGTCATAATATTTTGAATCATGTGTTTCTGAATTAAAAATTTGTTTCTGCCAGTTTTCCCAAAACATTCTTTGTCTTAAAAACTTATCACCAAAAAATGTTAATTCAATTTCACCACTAAATGAGTAAGCATAAGGCATTTCTCTTTTTGGTCCGTATGTCTTAGCAGGTGCTGTGTTAATATCTCTACTAGGCATAGTAATTTTGTTACACATCATTTGCATATTTTCACGCATTTGACCACTTGTCAAATCATTTTGTGTATTCTGACTTAATTGTGATGGTGGTCCACCTGGCGTTGTAGCTATTTTTTGTGGTGGATTTATTATGACATAAAACCTATTTGGTCTTGCCATACCTTCACCTTGATTTATCTGTGACTGAAATCTTTGTAGTACACCAGATCCACCAGGTTTTCTTTGTAATCTAGGATCGCCTGCTACATCAGCCAATGATTTATCTCTTGGCATACCAAGTCTGATATCAAAGTTACCTATTCTTCTACCGCCTCGTAAGATTGCCATTAATCTATAACCTTGCCTTTATTGATACCCTCTTTGATAACATAATTTTGTGTACCATTAGCACCAATCTCTACTTCTTTTCGTAGATTTTTTGTTAAATTTAATTCTTGTTTTTTTCTGTTCACAATTTTTGCGTGTTCAGTTAATATTTTTGTTCTATCTCTGTCCATTAGTATGTTTTCCTACTTTTAGCAAATACCGTACCAAGTGTAGCACCTTTAAATTGTGCAACTGGTAAGTAAGCTGCTAATGCCATTTCATTGACATCTATTCTCAAAAAGTTTGACCTTACTTGTGAATATAGATATCTTTTAATACTCGCTTTGGTATATTTATTAGACTTTATCGAGTCATATGAAGCTTGAATTTTTGTTGATTGGTCAAACTTTGCATTACTGGCATACGATTGCAATTGCTGTAAAAATGCAAATCTAGCACCATATGGTAGATAATGAAAATTTAAACCTATAAAACCACCTTTGGCAACATCTAATGGTAATACTAATGGAAATATATCGTAATATGGTAATCTTGACTTTGTTTTAGGGTCATAGAAAAACATACTCATTCTACCACCACTAGGTCTGCCTAACATTTTACCAGACGCAAATAGGTCACTAGGACGACTCTTATCTGAAATTAATGATACAGCATTTCTGTACCAACTAGCACTTTTAAGTTTATTACCTTGTAAGTCTTTTAATGGTTCAAATATATCTATTGCCATACCACTATTTATAAGAAAACCCCTAGCGATTTCTCGCTAGAGGTTAATGCTTAGGTAGAGAGAGAAAGGATTAATCTTCGTCTGCTAATTTACTAAAGTAGTCGAGGGTATCATCCTCGTCACTAGCAGGCTTAGATTGACTTACCTTAGGCATTTCTACGGTACTTGTAGTTTGCTGTGATGGGAGGTCGACTTCATCTACAGTAGTCGTAGTTTGCATACCCGTAATTACCCTATTCAGTTTCTCTTTGAGTTCATCATAGGTCTTAAAATTACTAGGGTCAACAAATGGTTTTAGAGGGTGTTGTTTTTCCCAAATAGCTTTGATATCGTCATCTGACTCTTTCAATGCTGANACACCTTCAAATTCGGATTTGTCGTAGTTCCANTAACCATCAACTTTTCTNATTTTTANTTTAAAGTTTGCACCTTTCCAAAAATCAAATGGGTTAATAGCTTGTTCATCTTCAAACGCTGGTTGCATGGCTTCAGTAATCTTATCAAAGATTTTTTTACCAAACTTATACAGTTTTACCTGTCCTTCGTTTTCAGGATGCTTGGGGTCTGACACAACATAGATGTTTGCATAGTAAGATAATTTTCTTTTTCTCTTTCTAGCAATATCTTTGTCACTATCAATACCAGTATTCCACAATCTAGTATTTTCTTCACTAACAGGATCCTTTATGATTAAGAGTTGTTAATGAGTTCTCAATAAACCAACCACCTTTGTCTTGAAACGCATGTGTCCAAACTCTCTGCCATGGCATTTCTTCACCATTAGAAGCAGGCAAGAAACGAAGTACGGCATAACCATTACCAGTTTTATCTAGTTCAGGTTTCCATAACCTATCGTCTTGATACTTGTTGTTTGATTGTTGATTCT